ATTTTATCTTATAGTGCGTCAAAGCGTCAAGGAAAAAAGGAAAAAATAAATTTAAAAATAGAATCAGCATTTTTGGGCAAAAAAAAATATTAAAAAAGAGGCTTATCATCATCTGATTTTTCGCAGCTCCCCTCTTCCTGAGAAAGACCTAAAATCACGTTGACCGGAAGATTATTATTATGCGTTGTGTCGATATAAAAATAGTACACGTCGGAGTAGTCTACCTTTTTACGAATATCGTTTCTCTGCTTTTCCGTTTCCGTGCGCAGCAGGCACCTCGGATTAAAGACGTACTCTTTATACTGACAAAACATCTGAAGCTTGTTTTTGAAAGTCTGCATTTTTATGACCTCAGCCATATTTTTTGGCAAAGTGGCTTTGTATTCATCAAAAGTCTTCTGCTTTTCGATGAGCTGATTAAGCTTGGCCTCTGTGAAGTAATCTTCTGCCCACCACAAAAATTCATCAGTCATGGCCTTCTGGAGATTCCTTTGCTCAAGCTTTCTCATAGACGGCTGAATCCTCACGTTGAATTTCTTCCATGTCTGTATGCAATTGAACATGAAATTATAGAAGTGGTTCATATCTGCAGCATCATAGCCCTGGATCAGAGTCCGGTGAAATTCTGTCTCCGGCGATCTGAAAGTCAGTCCGGCAATGTCATCATCTGAATGATAGTAGTTTGAGAATGCTGCAAACCAGGTCCTTCTTTTCAGGGAATTGTCAAAATTCCTGATAGCATGGTTTGAGCTGAATGAAACTTTTGGAGACTCCTGATAATCGAGAGTGATTTTATCTGAATATTTAGCATTGACTTCCATTTTGCCGGTGATCCAGTTCATGAACCGGTGCAAGTCAATTTTATTGTTCAGGTCATCGATATAGATCGTATCAGTTATCGATTTTTTAACCTGCTGTAGGATGAAATCCATCTGGTCAGCTTTTACACCCTGCCCGTCGATATAAACCTGATCTCTCAGCAATTCGACTGAACGCATCATTATGGATTTACCAGTACCGCCTCGATGCTCTCCTTCTGAGCTATGTTCCATTTCCATTGCATAAACGCCGTATGCCTTTGCCGAATCTTTGTATTTTGAAAGCATATAGCCTAACATTGCAACTTTTGAAATAAAGTTAAGATCATGCTCTCTTTGCTCCTCTTCCGTAAGCTTATATCCTGCCTCTTCTTTCTGCCAGTAAGTCCTGCCTGTATTGTAAACAAAACGCAGGAAATCGAACTCCGGTGAATTGATTTTGACCTGGTACTTTCTTTCATCATTCAGTGCGTCAGCTTTTTTCTTAAAAGAAACAAATTCGGGGGAAAGGGGGGAACAGCCTTTTAAGGCTTTGCTGTAGCTAAGGTATTCTTCAGAGAAATCAACATCGAACAAGCTATCCTCTATATTGAAATCGTGGTCAATAATTTTGCTTTTCAGTATCATAAACGGGCAATCAGAAGGCTTGATTTTGTTTATCCCGTCTTTGGTCACCTGGAAAATCCCGTTACGGAAAAAGAAGTAATCCGCCTCTTTGCTGAAAGCGTTAAAATTAGGCTCTACCCTCTTAAGGTTTCTCAGCGATCTCTCTTCTATCTGAGGGCTCCTGAATACAGCATTGGCAAGAGACTGCTTATAGTACTGAGGATGATTTACAATATAATTCTGCAGGAACTCAGTACATCTGACGCCTATTTCACTAGGGTCGATCAATTCTACAATATTATCTTTAATCCGGCAATACATGTACTTTTTCGAGCTGTCAGCTATTGTGAAAAAGCCTGAGGCCTGGAGAAAAGCATACAGCTGGGAGTTGTTAATGTCGTAGCCCTGGAAATTTCTCTTTTTATCGTACTTTTCTTGCCAGAACTTCAATGAGCCGGATAACTTGACTAATCCATTGAAGAGATCATCGATATTGCCTATTTCAGGCTTTCTGTAGTACATAAAGAAGTCTTTTGCATCCTTGCATGGCTTCCCTTTTCGGGTCTTGCAGTCGGCCAGATCTTTAGGCAAATTGATAACTGCCAGGTCTAAATATCGTAAGGCTAATTTGTAGGCATTGGCAATCCCTGTATCGTCTATATCATAGAGGATATAAATGTTTTTCGCAACCTTTTTTAATATGTTCAATTCATATTCAGTTAAATCTGCAGTCTCGGAATTAAGCCAGCAGGCATGATAGCCTGAACGCCTTATATTGAGCGCATCAGAGGGCCCTGAACAAATGATTAGCTTGTCCCATTGTAAATCTTTCTCTTCCGATTCCGGATCGTCCGGATCTGCAGGAATGAAGAACGGGTTTTGTGAGCCTGACTTGTCAGCTGCAGCCTTTCTGTACATCTCTAAGAAGTCCAGTTCTCCGGATATTAAAGATTCGGGCTTTTTGCCGGCCCACAGGAACCGCAAATCTCCTAGTGGCTGATATATCTTGCCAAAGGTGCCATAATCGTAATAATAGATCGGATATTTTTCATTGCTTGATATTTTCCAGCTCTGGCCTTTTGCATTTGCCCTGGTAATATAAGAATCAACCGGCTTCAGTGAAAACATATCACAAATCTCCTATGTTATCTGATGTCCCAGCTGCTGGAGCTCTTCCTTTGTGAACTTTCCGCTCTTCCTGATTTCAACGGTGATTTCGTTCTGAGCTGCTACTTTTTGCATATCAGGTTTTATTTCCGCTGCATTCCTGGAGTCGTTTCCTTTATCCCGGAGCAATTCCGGAACAAATCTTTCTGCAATCCATTCTATTGCTTTAGGAAACGAAAGATCATAGAATTTACGAACAAGTTCAATGGCCGTGTAAGCCTTCTGATCATCACCTCCTTTGTCTTGTAGGAACCACAATCCGTTTTTCTGGAAAACGGTACAAGAAGGTTTTTTATCATCAGAGCCTCTAATGGAGAAATTCCGCCTGGAGGAAAAGCCGATTGCACTTTGCGGATATATATTTAGAATGACAGCCTTACCGCCTTCCGTCGCTGCATACAAATCTTCTGCTTTAATCATGTTGTTTAATTATATGCTTTGTTCTTCTGTTTTTTTTGTTTTTTCGAAAGAAATAATCCCGTCATAATAATCTTTATAAAACAGGAAAAGTCCTTCATCAATAATTATTGCAGCCTGTTCAGTTCGAGGGTTTGTGTTTATGTTTGCCGATCCCTGAATGGCAAATGGAAATTTCTTCCCGGTGCCGGCAAAAACCTTTGAATGATTCCTGAAAATTGCCATTCGGCCAAGATCAGGATAATCATCATAAATTGATTTGAGCAAATTATATTCAAGGCCGTATGAACCGTGAAAAATCTCGCCCAAGTAAAAATCCATTTTCTTTATTTTGCCTTCTTCTACCCAGAGACGAAATTGAGCAATATCCTGTGCAGACATGCACCATGTGCTTGCTAGTAGATAATCCAAATCCTGCTGCCTTATTATGGCTTTCAGGAAAGAAAGGGCGTCAATATCCCCGGCGGTTATGAAATTATAGCAATGGCCAGGCTTGAAGTCAAATCCTGGAGCATTAAGTGCATTTAAAAGTGATACTTCAGAGAAAGCTCTTCTATATTCATATTTCGGAGTAATTTCTATACATACAGAACGCTGTTTGTTTTCACAAATATGACGATCATTCGTATCATCAGGCTTTTCTTCGGAAGATATGCTATTAAGGCTATCAATAGAGGGTATTTCTATTTTATTCAATATTTCCAAATCCATTTTGCTCCATTTTAACTATGACAACCAAGTTCTTCTTCATTCTGATCGATATCCCACTTTTCTATGAGGTGTATTGCCCATGGCTCGCCGCTTTCCGCCAATTTCTTAACTGTATTTCTATAATTTATCTGGCTCTCTAATTTCCCGGAGGTATAAGCTTTATAGATCTCTGAATCGATATTCATCATCTCTTTCCGGAAAGAGGAAACCTGTATTTCAAGCATTAAAGCAATCTGTGTTATAGTGTATCTTAGTGCAGCTAAAGATTTTATCGTTTGTAGCTGTTCTTTAGTCAACTCTTCCATTGCATTCATGATTTAAAAATTCTTTCTTCTTCCTGTTGTAATATTCAGGAATGGTCATTATAATGCTATTTTTCTATTTCTATGTTTCTTATCGCAGCCTTGAGTGCAACCTGAATTTTCCCGGATATGGCCAAGTTCTGACTATACCATAACTTCCTCTGTAATGCAGCCGTTTCGAGTTGCCAATTGCCGTACTTCTTATATTTTTCAAGACCTTCTTTCCATATCTTATCGGCTTCTTCCAAAGCAGATAAGACGGCTACAGCCTCTGGTCTGTCCATTTCGAATAAGGAGACAAATCCCCGTCTATCAGTGTCGGAATACATAGGTTATATATTTGCAAAAACTTGAAAAAAGTCTGAAAATTCAAATGTTTTTCCACGCATATCATTATTTATTTGCCGAGAGACTTGAACATTTTCGAAATACATTTTTTCTTCTGCTCCATATTCGGATGGACATACAAGTTCAAAGTGGTGCTAATATTTGAATGCCCAAGCAATACGCTAACAGTCTTATAGTCGCAATTGCTCTCAATACATCTTGTCGCAAAGCTGTGCCTTAGCCCATGATACTTCAATTTTGGCATTCCCAGATTTTTCATGAACGCATTATAATAAGACCTATATGAACGAGGCTCCGCAGGATCTTCCGCATTTGTCAAAACATACCAATCCTTGTTTACAATTTTTAATATCGGTTTAATCATGGACAAAAGATCTTTGCTCATCGGAATAGTTCTGATTGAGTTTTTGGTCTTTGGCGACCCGATAATTATTTCAGTCCGTTTGAGTTTATTTTCAAGAGAATAGATTCGCTGTACAGTTCTTTCTATACTGAGAGTTCCATTAATAATGTCAAAGTCCCCCCATTTTAGTCCACAAATTTCACCAATACGCAGACCGGCAGTAAGGCTGATGTAGATTCCAAGATTGCGGAAAGTGAAGTTTTTTCGGATATATTCAAGAATTTTTTTATGATTGGCAACAGTCAGTACTTCAAGCTCTTTTGACTTCTCATTAGCGGGGTATTTTATGTCCCAATTACAAGGGCCCAACCAATGATGCTTGCAACCGAACTTTGCCACCATTTTCAAGACTATTATCATATCTCGAACTGTTTTGACATTCAAGCCTGATTCAATTTTATCAAGGACAAATTTCTGCACCTGATATTCCTGAAGTTCGTAACTTTCCCCAAAAACAGGAAGGATATGTCTTTGCAATGTAAGAGCATATGCTGCATACGTGCTTCTCTTAACAAAGTGCTGTTTTTCCCTGCACCAATCTTCTGCGATTTCTCTAATTCTTCTATTTTCTTGCATAATCGTTTCATTTAGATTAATTTTTCCGCCTCTTTGCCGTCAATCCTCTCGATGTGAGGAACACCATAGAACATTGACTTGTGATCATTAAGCCCCTCATTTACCTTGAACACAAACCGTACAGGCCGATGTTCAAGAATGTCATGGCAAATGACAATTCCTTCTATAGCGTGGATAAAAAAATTACAAGCGCATACCTTGCACGCAGTCTCATCCAAATCCTCGCCCCTACACTTCAAGGCAGGATTAGATGCATGAAGCGATAGAAGAGTCCGCCCGGTTCCACAGGTTGGGTCACTTATCCAGCCCTTATCAGGCAAGTCCGATGCTGTTATACCGGTCAGCAGATCACAAACAGCCACGGGTGTATAAAAGGCTGCTCCTGCTTTTTTAGTGCCGCTATTTATAATGACAGACTCATAGAGAGCTCCAAGTCCGTCATACCAACCTTTTTTCTCACTCTCTTTGCATACTGCCTGAATCCATTCATGTGCCAGGTCTCCCAGCTCAATATCATAACCTTCCAGACACCTAAACCCTTTCCAACATTGGCCAAGTGCTATAATATAATCCAAGAAAGACACAAAAACCCCATGAAAATTGTTTCCCTTCCTCTTTGCAATCTTCACCAAAATATCCATTGCATTCTGCATTGGTTTTGATTGATTATCATCTTCCATATCAGTCTCCTATCTATTTGATTGTCTCTTCTATCCAGTCGTCAATGGAAAGAGCATTCTTCTTGCAGAAATTGTTAATCTCGAACCTCTGATTCTCAACAGTCTGCTTGTCACTGCTCACTCGAATATATCCGTATATCATTTCAACTGTGTAAAGACTATGAGTTATTACATCCCAATCTGCTTTATGGTCTCATCATCGGCCAGGCCAAGCCCCTGCAGCATGTCTTTCTGACTGCCGATATTGTCCATAGTGCTGACAGTCTTCACTGCATCGAGCTGCGTCTTGTATATGTCGATGATGTTCCCGGCAAGACCTGCTATCATCTTGGCCTGTTCAATTGACAATCTCTCGTTTTCTGAAGCCTCAGGGTCAGAGAGATTCTTGACCCCCTCGATTGCCTCAAACAAATGGGACTTGAGGCTGTCCAGACTTAAATTTCTATTGCTCATTTCTTGTCTTCTTTTCTATTGTTGTAATTCTGTGATTCAAAGCTCCTTTGGCTCTTATAACCTGCTGCAGTTCTACAGGATACCTTGCCATCATCGAATTTTGCTGCAGAAGCTGTGTCTTCCTATCAATAAGATAAAGGTTGTCAAGTCTCAAGTCCTTACGGTTCCCGTTCCTGAACTGTATGTTGCACCCCCTGGGGATTGCACCGTTTTCCTTTTCCCATACAACCCTATGCTTAAGTTTCCATTCGTCAGGAGCTGCAACTTTGATCTCGATGTAGCCGTCCGCATTAACCCTTTCCGAGCCGACCGGCCGATAATTGACAGGTGTGTTCCCCGGCTTGAACATTGTCCCGCATACCTTATCGTAGACCTCCTTCGGCATCTTCTTTCCCTTGTTGGCAGGTGCGTGTCCCCGCTTGAACCGGTGGGCAACAGCCCCGGGCGTAATTGCCCCTTTCTTGCCGGCAAGCGACCTGTACACTTCCGGCTTCTTAAGACCGAGCCTAACAGCCTGACGATAAACCGCGCACAGGCTGACTCCTAATACTGAAGCGATTTCCGCACATTCCATATCTGTGCTATACATCCTCTCCAGAGCTTTCCGCTCCTCTTCTGTCCACAAATGTCTCATTCCTGCTACTTATTGAAATAGAGTGTAACATTTCCCAACAGGCTATTTGCGTCTTATAAGGCGGAAATCCGCCCACAGTTCAATAAACTGCCTTCCACAGTAGTCGCTTAGCTCTTCACTCTTTAAGCAAAGGCGAGAGCCGACGTTCACATCCGAAAGCGAGTTCTCGTCAGACGAGTACGCAAAGGCGAAGCCCGCAAATTCTTCCAGCCTGTACTCGCCTGTGTCTATAAGGGCGTGGCTGCGCTTCCACTCCCAGGCC